GCTAGGGAATCGTTTTTCATCCTTATAGCAATCAGGGCCTAAAGCAACTACAAATAATACTGTAGTCAAGGCTTCTTCCATTCTTAGTGTCTCATCTGCTTTAACAATCCCACTGTCATACGCTTTATCCTTTTCAGGAATTGCACAAAGAATATGATAGCCTGTTGGGCGTGGTATCTGAGCTGCCTTCTCTATATCAGTTGCGTCCCCTACGATTGCTCGTATTTCTGCTTCTTCTATTGCGTCTTGTTTGGCTTTATGCGCCATTTCTGATAAATCTAGTGCTTGAGCTAAATTTATATTACTCATCGTTGTTTTCCATTCGTTTTTTGAGGTCTACAACTGTGGCACAAGCAGCTTCGAGACCCCGTAGCTGACCACTTGTGTACTTGTATTCTTCAAATGTAGCGCAGTTACCTCGTGCCATAGCTTCTGTGAGCATGCCAATACGGTCCCTGTATTCATCTAAAAGAACATCAAATATGTTTGAATCCATGTTTATTCACCTTTTGTCGGTTTGTTTGATTGTTTACTTTGGAAGTCTTGTTGAGATAATTGTTTTAATACCTCAACCCCTTTATCTAATGTATTTTTCTGCTGATTAGCCTGCATTTGAGCCGCTGTTTTCAGCATGTCGTTCTTTTGATTACCTTGGTTATTCTCGTGTTGAGCTAGTAATCGTAGTTGTTCAAGTTTCAATTGTTCAGCTTTAAACTGCGCATCAGTCTGGTCTTTAGTCTCTTTGCGTTTTTGTTCTGCTGTTTTCAGTTGCAACTCTTGTTGCTGCATCTGTACCATTGGGTCTTGTGCTTGTTGCTGTGCTTGTTTCTGTGCTGCTTCAGTTTTGTTTTGTTGTAGTAACTGTTGAGCTGCTTGAGCCAACATCGGAGCCAACTGAGCTTCCACTTGTGGGTCCATAGGTACATCTTCACCCATCTCATCTTTCTGTGGTGGTAACGCCATACCCAACTGTTGTTCAATCTGTCTACGATACTCAAAACCTATATGCTCATTAACGTGCGCCATCATAGCCGCCTGCAACTGCGGAGCTATCGGATTACCCTGTAACAACTGCTGTATCTTAGGGTCTTGCATTGCGGACATATGCACTGCGATATGTGCTTGATGGTCTTGAGTTAAGAATGCCTTAACTGGTTTCATCATTAAGATGTTTTGGTTTTCTGATACAGGGTCTATTGGTTTATGGTCAGCATCCATAGGTACTAACTTAGACGCTTCTTTAACGCCCAGTACTTCTAGCATCTGACGGTGTAATAGTGGCATGTTGTAAATCTGTGGTGATTGTTGTGCAAGCTGCATAACCGCTTGGTATTGAACAATCTTCTGTGCCATTGTTGACGCATTAGGGTCTGATACAGGGATAACTGTAACGTTATCATAGTCTGATTTCTTAGCCCTACGGTCGCCTTCTCGTGGCTCGTAGTTATACTCTTCTGGTGTGTAGTCCGCTATGATGACTTTTAATAGTCCCAACTCTTGTTTCATTGAGTGGTGGATACGTGCTTGTACAGCACTCATTACTTTTAATGTACGCTCAAGAATCGCCAGTGTGGTACCAACAGGGCTGTTGGCTGACATGTCAGATATCTGTAGGTCTGCTGTATTAGCGAAGCGACGACCTTCATCAACGATTTGACCAAGTAATGCCATAAGAACTTGTGACGGCTCTTTGTATGGCAACGGCATAATATTATCTTTTAACGCACCACTTGGTACGTCTACATCACGGAACTCACCTGGAGCTATAGGTGTGTCATCACCTTTGACGCGTAACCCCCTAGTTTTAAAACCGCCTGGGAGATTAGATAATGTACCCGCATCCACAAGTTGACGAATAAGTGAAGTGCCCGATTTAGCAAAAGCACCAACCAGATGGATAAGACCAAAGTAATAAAAACCAAAACCAGGAACATATCCATAATGAACAAAATGTTGTCGTTTCTGTTTGGTTTTATCATCTGGGTTCCAGTTACGTCTAATAGATAGTACGGTTGTACTACCTTTCTCAATTGTTACAACATAAGGTAATGCAACACCTGTCTCATTACCATCATCATCTTTATCTTCGTAACCTGGCAAGTCCAAGTCTACGTGCATCTCTAATAGTTTATAGCGGTCATCCGTTGAAGCACGGAAGCCCATCTTCTCTGCGATTTTCTTCTCTACTTCATCAAGTGTATTAGCTGGTGAACCTAAATCAACATCTAAGTAGAAACCTGCCACTTGTAAACGACGTAGTTCATTTTCTGTCTTACGCATTACATGTGTTACACGACCTGCGTCTTCTAAGTCTGATGCGCCGTATGGCACCACCATATCTTCAGCTGGAACAAAGATAGATACCTGACGTTCCTTATGTGGGTCATAGTATACTTTCTTGAACGCATTACCTGATAAGCCTAGACCCCATAACATACGCTCATGTTCAGGACGATATTCTTTCATGACATCAGTTAACTGATAGTTCATGTCATCTTGTACACGTAGTGCTGATTCTTTCTTTTCCTGTGTTTCTTTACCAATGATTTGTGTTTTTACTGGACCCGCTGCTGGGAACATTGACATCATGGTCTCTGCTTGGAACTTAACTAGCGCTTCACTCATTAGTGGGTGATACACACCACACGCGCCATCCCAAGGTTCCGTACGTTCCTCAATCTTCATACCCAACAGCTCTAAGCCATCTACGTATGTCTGCATCCAATCTTTACGTGAACTAACGTCCTCGTCGTAGTCAGATATTAAATCATACGCTATCTGAGTTAACGCGCCTTCATCAATGTCTTCAGCTAAGTTCTTATTAAAATCATCCTCATCTTCACCAGTATCAATATCAATCTGCATGTCGCCAAAGCCAATACTTACCGACTCTGGGTCTTCAATCTCAATTTCAATAGCTGGTTCCATCATTTCATCAGGAATGATACCTTGGGGTGCCGCATATAACGATTTATCAATAGCCATAGTTATCTCTTTTTTAATGTTGCAGTGTTTGTTTTAGGGTTGTACGTATAGGCGCTCTTTGGTTTGCCTGATTTAGTTGTTGCTCTATCAATGGCACGTTCCTGTGCCGTCATAGCATTGCGCTTCTCACCTTCAGGCGTAAGTGTTTTACCGTCCGCTTTAAGGTGTCCTCGGTCTTGCAGTAGTTTAATAGCAATATCTCTATCTCCAACCTGTGCTGCTAGTCGGTCGATGAGTTGTCCCTTACCCATGAATTTTTGAGTTACCATATCAGTAATAAGCTGCTTTCCGTCGATATCCGTATAATACATCATCATCTCGTTCGTCGCTAGGTAACTTAATAAAGCCGCCTTTTCTAAAACGAATTAGTGCTTGTGTGCAACTATCCACAAAGTCATCATGGGTACCTACTGGAAAATCTGCACACTCTTGTATTACTTCCCCTGCCCATCGTCTATCTGTTGGCGCCCATACCATACCTGATGCAAACAAATCTGTAATAGAGTTAACCCTAGATATCTTATCTTTTACTGGTGTGTACTCAGATATGGGCATGCCCATTGAACGTAGCTCTTGATACAACGCAGCACCGTTTGATTTCTTTTCTACCAAGAATGTATCAGGTTCCCATTCCTTGTACTCATGTATCATTCTGCGTTTGAGTTCTGGGAACTCCATACGTTCTTTCCACGCATTGAGTAAAATAATATTATTCTGGTTGGTCTCTTCATTATAAAATATACCCCATAATGTCACCGCATTATAGTCAGCGCGGTTGTGTGCTTCCTGTGCCGCATCCAAAGACATGATAGTATAATCACATTCAGGCGGGACTTCTTCATCCCAGTGTTGCCACCACTCTTTTTTAATTAGTTGTGCGCCTTCGGCAGTCGGGTTCTGGAGATACTGGCTTGACCAGTAGCGTGTGTCCATACCAGCGCGTTTCTTCTTAAGCTCCTCAAGGGGCCAGAACTCTGGCCACAACGAACGCTCTGTTTCTTCACCCTCGTCCAGTATAGCTGGAAACTCTACTACCTCCCACTGGTCGGCATCTGGGTTCTTCACCATGTGATTAATTAACTGACCTGTCAGGTCCATCATAGACCAGCGCGTCATCACCACTATGATAACACCATTAGGCATCAACCGTTGTAACGGTCCTGACTGGAACCACTCCCATGCCGATAAGAACACACTGGGGTTACCTGTCTTAGCTTCCTGCTCTGAATGCGGGTCATCAATCACAAACACATCAGCACCACGACCTGCAAGCGCACCGCCCACACCAGCCGCATAGTACTGACCGCCATCGCTAGTGTTCCACTGCCCAGCCGCCTTAGCATCCTGATTTAATGCAACATTAGGGAATACGCTACGGTATTCATTACTTCCGACTAAATCACGAACACGACGACCAAAAGTAGTAGATAAATCAGCAGTATGTGTTGCCATGATAATCTTTTTGTCAGGGTGGTGACCCAAGAACCAAGCAGGAAATAGGTAAGATACAAGCTCAGACTTACCCATACGAGGAGCAATATTAACAATAATACGTTTTTTATCTCCATTGATGGCATCCTCTAGTAATTTAGCCAATCTTTTGTGATGGGCACCTACCATGTAGTTCGGATACACCGCTTTTATGAAATCTAACAGCCCACCTTGAGCTGCATTTCGTTTAATACGTGCCATTTTTTCATTAATTAAATCTATAAACTCCTGCTGCTCACGTTCAGGCATCTTTTTTAGATTTGTCAGGACGTTTACGCCCTGCTCCACTGGCAAAGTGGCTATATATTCCCTTAAACTACTCACCTAGTAGCGCCTCAAGGTCAATTTTAGGTATTTCTGGTAGTGGAGCGATGTCCATCGTACCTTTGGAAGCATTTTTTGTTGGTTTTGTTACGGTTTTCGGTGCTGGCTGTGAGACCTTTGGTGTTTCTTCCACCTTTGTGAAGTCCCCTTCAATAAGAACATTTAGCTTTTCATTAAGCGCTGCGTCAATCTCATCGTCTGTACGTTGTTTATAGGTGATTTCTTGCTTCTCGACGAACATTCCCACGTCTGCAAGCTTACCTAGCAGCTCTACAGCCTTGATTTGTATCTTAGGGTCTTTGTAATCTGATAACTGTAGTAACTTATTTGTTACTAACATACGAATTTGGTCCGCATGCTGGATGACTCGCCAGTCATATTCTGATACTAGCGCTTCTAGTTTGACAATTGTCTCTGGTTTTTGTAGGGCGGACTTAGTTAGGGCGGATTTATTACCGTCCACATAGTTTTGAAATGCTTGTTCAGCATTTGCCGCGTCTTCTTCAGTGACCTCGATATCGGGCGCACCGTTCCTACGGAGTATATCTTTAGCTGTTTTGGCAGCTGCACTTACAAACTGTTCAGGCATTAGGTCCTCAGTACGCATTGGTGTACGTAATAATTGGGGTTCGTATAAAACCACTCCTTCAAGCAAATCATATAGTTGTATTCTTTGCGAAGCCATAGCGCGTACCATACCCTAAATCATAGTCACTTGTCAAAAATTTTATAATAAAATTTTTAGGGTCACTCTTTTAATGTCAGGGGGTATCATGATATGAGATTTGATAAACGTGTCTCCAAAACAGAGAGGGGGGGAGAGGGCTGCAAATTCTAAAAAAGCGGGGGTAGGGGGTGCGCTGGTTCAATCGGACATTGTGTCTTGATGAACTATGATATCTATTGACTTATTATGATACTAGCGTAAAATAGGAACTGTCGCGAAAGCGATAATTAACTTAACTTTATATAGGAGCTTTACCATGTCTAAATCAAAATCTAGCAACGTTGTCACAATCACTGTATCTATTGAGGACTTTAAGGGCGCGTGCGAGGGTGTCGTTAAATCAGGTAACGACGCACTAACGGCATTAATCACGGCAAGTGCTTACATAGCGCAAGCCACTAACAAGAAAGAGCAGGACGCCAGCAAAAAAGCCGTTGCGCTTGCATGGGTTGATTATCAAAAGAAAGTAGAGGGTAAAACAATCAAACTAGAAAGCGCGCAAAAATGGGTAACGCGTCGCGTTAAACAACTAGCACCGAAAGGCTTTAAATGGCTAGTGAGTAAAACAGCAACGGCAACGCGCTTGCGTAAAGCGCGCGCTGGCGGTAAAGCAACAACAACGCCAGCAACAACAACGCCAGCGAAAGCGCCAGCGAAACCGACTAGCATTGAACAGTTTAGAAATGCGATTATCGCAAAAGAGGTTGCGATTCAAGACGAATACCGCAATTACATTCCAGCTGGTAAAATCAAAGAGTATGACCAAGCTTTTGCCGCATTCATTCAAACTTTGAATGTCATCTTAAAATAACTTAACCGAAAGGCAAGGCAGGGGAACCTGCCTTGATTAAATTATGGACAATACCTTTTATACAGTTTGGGTCGGTGGTATTGAAGTAAACGACTGGCTTATTAAATGCGAAACAGATGCTAAAGAACTAGCGTCAATATATAGAAATCAAGGTTATGATGATGTATCAATAGTTAAAATAAACGAACCTAAAATAAAATAACCACCCAGCAACACCAAGACCCACATCTTCGGATGTGGGTTTTTTTTCGTCCCGAAGGAACGAGTGACAATCAGCAAGCCAGCCAGTCAGCCAGCCACCGCATAGCAACGCGCACCGCGAAGCCAGCCACCCCCTTGACATAAGACCGAAACTGTGCCTTGCCTATGACGCTCCGTGCGCTCGCGTCACTCGTTCTAGTAGGTTAGTTCATCCCGACACCGTGTCGGCTTGAACATGTTACAGTTAAGGCGTTGCGCCTTATTCGGCGCGGTATTCGGAGATGTTACAGTCTTGTTCACAGGTAAGCGAATCATTCACGGGATATCATACTAGGTTATACGTGGACACAATAACGGCTTAACTGTAACTGGAACAAATAGCGTAACGCTCGCAAAGCCAATAGGCATGCGGGATTTGGAAGAAAATAAGTATCGCGTTACGCGTTACATAAATATATATAGAACCTAGAAATAATAATAGACTGTAACTGAAACACAGGTTAAAAAGCGCTGATTTCGTCACTCGTTCTGCGAGTGTTTTACCTTTATTAATTTTCCGTGTAACGCTGTAACGCGCCCGATTCTATTATGTAACACCGCATGTCTATTGGGCTCCAGCGCGTCACACCATTTGTTCCAGTTACAGTTGACTAATAACGCAAAACAGCCAAAACCAACCCAAAACAGCCTTTTTATCTGTGAACACACCTGTAACATGTAACAATTCGACGTTGACAGGATAGTTTTGATTTAGTATATTTTCTATCATGTAACTGTCAACAGTTACAGTCTTTTTATTATGTAACCGTCAACAAAAAGGAGTTTTATCATGGGTGAGTTTTTATTAAGTATCTTAGGTTTTTCAGAAGACGAGAGCCATCTAATCTACGTCAAAAAAGTGTTCCGTTCCAAATTCAATGTAGGTGATGCCGTCAAGGTCGCATATCCAAATCCAAAACGTGAAGTGCAAACCGCATACTATCGTGTGTATAACGACTTCTATCCTATCGAAGTATTGCATGAATTAGTGCGTACACAAGACCCCAATGTAGTCGACCGCGATGGATTCGTACAGTACCAGCGAGAATTGCGTGACGCTAACATAGTAGTGGATATATCAGAGGGTAGTTCATTTCAAGAGGTAGCAGAAAAATACGGCTGGCACTACGAAGCGGTCAAGCTCGCACTCGTTCGTCATAAGGCTAGACACCTTGCAAAGCGCGAAGCTATACCCACACTGGTCGACGACCACCAACCACTACGACCCGAAGTTCTCACAGCAGAACAGATATCCAAGCGTGAAGCGTTACTCGCTCAATGGGATTAACAAGATATCATAGCTTGACATAAGACCTCAACTAGCGTATAATAGAGGGGTTCAGTTGATGAACGTAGTTTGTTTTAGTAGTTCAACCCGACACCGTGTCGGGTTGAACATTTTCATAGGTTAATACGGAGATAATATCATGTGTAACAAATGCGAAAGTACAGCAGTAGAAGTAACACCACTCACACCAGCAACACCACTACTCGCTCATTGGGTAGCAAACAGAGAGGTAGCAATTACGTATAGAACTACTCGCATGCGTGAGTTCATGCAGAACTCATTCAAAGCAAATAACAGCAAGTACTGGACTAACGCTCGCGCTCACCGTACTGGTGAGATTAAAGAACAGCAGAAACAAGGTCATTTGTACGCTAAACTCATAGCGACAGCAAACAAGTACGCGACACATGACGCTGGCAACTCAGATGACACGCATCCAATAATATCTTACCTAGTAACACTAAACCACACGAGCAGTCGCTTGATGTCTAAGTTTGAGCCTATGTACTACCAAGCGCGTAACAACTACCATAATGGCACATGGGAGGAACTTGAGGTTATGAACAAGCTACACCCATACGTGAACAATCAAGGTGGTGACTACGTTGAATACCAAAACGCGCAGAAGGCTTTTCATCTGCTAAACAACTTACACCGCATCCACATATCAACCGAGGATATCAATCAGATAGCGTACTACCCGACACTCAAGCATATGCGAGAAGGGCGCGAAGTGCGTACCCGACTAGGTCGCTACTTAACCAAGTACCAGCAAGTGTTCGGCTTGTCTGATAGCGATATCAAGAGCATGGCAGAAAAGCACACGACTAACATGCGCTCACGTGGTGGCTGGGCTGTGGAGTTTATCGCTCACAATGACAAGGATGGCTGGCTTGAGGTCTATCACAGTGATGACGTGTCTAGCTGTATGCAGGGCGAGGATGCTGTGCGTATCTACGCACACGAGAAAAGCGTGTTACGTCTAGCATACGTCAAGACTAGTGACGGCAGAATAATTGCAAGATGTATCGTGCGTGATGATGACAGCAAGGGCTGGCTACGTGTGTATCCCGACCCGAATGGCTACGCGGAAGGTCGCTTCCTGTTGGACTACCTCAAGACCAATGGCTACGCCAATCAGACCAACCTTGATGGTGTACTGCTACGTCACGTTGAGACCGACAGCGGTATCGTGTGTCCGTACTTGGATTGTGGTAACAATGGTGACCAGTCTGTTGGTGTTGTCACACGTGATGGCAAGACATATCTCATGGCTGGTGGTCGTGACTATTCCGCGACCAATACCGATGGCTACCTTGAAACTAATAGATGTTCATGCGACAGATGCGGTGACAGTGCAGACGAGGATGACCTTACCCATATAGACCACGATGGGTATTCTGTGTGTGAGTACTGTCGTGACAACAACTACACCTATGCGTATGGTAGCAGATACGAGGATTGGTTCCCCGAGGATGAGTGCGTGATGGTCGGTAGTTCGTGGTACTGGGTTGATACTATTGGTAACCATGACATCTATCAGTGCGAACATAGTGAGGAGTACTATCACATTGACGATATGGTCAGTACCTATGATGGTATGTATCACATTGACTACGCGACCAGCGTTGACCGCCATACTGATTGGGAGTATGTGTATGAGAAAAATGTGCACACCTTGTCAGACGGTACGACATGCCACGAGGATGACGCAGACAAATACGAAGCAGAGATTGCCGAGTCATTGGTTGAAGCATAGTTCACGCCGACATGGTGTCGGTATGAACCAAAATAACATAACAGGAGATTTACAATGGAACAGTTAATTAGTATTTTAGAATCACGCCGTGAGCATGACAGCGAGGGTGAAGCATCGTTCATTGAGCGGTTCATCTTACCACTAGGTGCCAAGCCTATGACCAACCCCAATGGCGAGACGATTGCCTACGTTGTGAGTAACACACACGGACACAGCAAGGTGTTGTGGTCGTCACACATTGACACCATGCACCGCGACATAGGTACGAGTGACGGCATGCTCACGCAGGAAGTGTGGCTAGGCGATGACGGCATCGCGTTCGTGACCGACACAGCCGATTGTCTAGGCGCAGATGATGGTGCTGGTATGTACCTCATGTTCAACATGATTATGAACGACGTGGCTGGTACGTATATCTTCCATCGCGGTGAGGAGATTGGTTGCTGGGGTAGTGGCGAGATGGCTAAACACCACGTGGATTGGCTCAAGCAGTTCACTCATGCTATCGCATTCGACAGGCGTGGTACGACCAGTATCATTACACACCAGCGCGGTGAGCGAGCCTGTAGCGATGCATTGGGTAGTCAGTTAGCCAGCTTGTTTGATATGGACTACGAGCTAGACCCGACAGGCGTGTACACCGACACAGCAGAATACATGGACATCATACCCGAGTGTGTCAATGTAAGTATCGGATACCAAAACGAGCACAGCCATCTAGAGACGCTTGACACTAATCACGTACTTGCGTTGCGCGATGCTATATGCACACTGGACTGGGATGCTATCACGCTTGTAGTAGAGCGTGACCCGACCAAGCGCGAGTATCGTGACTATCCTAGCTATACGCCATCATGGGATAAGTGGTCTAGCACTGGCAGACCAAGCGCATCAGACAGTATAAGTAAGTACGAGGTGCCATCGGTCGAGCGTATCTTGTCGACATCAACGCATAGCTTGTCACGGTGGGTAGCAGATGCCGACCCCGAGGATGTAGCGATGCTGTTGCAAGACCTAGCCGACCAGCTAGAGGAAGCTCACTACGCGCTGGACGACAGGTACGACAGCTATGACGAGCTATCATATAACAATCTAAAAGTGGGGATGATGTAATGAGTATACCTGATGATGTAATGCCACAGCTAGTGGCTAAGGCTAGAGAGATACTTGAGGGGTACGATGGGCTTGGTGTGGATGTATGGGATGCAGTCATGGAGGATGACCTCGATGGCTACGACCTTAACGTGTACCAAGAGAACGATGACGAACCGCTAAGTATAGCTGTGTATAAAGTAACTGACCAAAAAGTTGACTACAGCGAATGGACAATCATAACGAATGAGGTGATGAATGGCAACGCTTAGACACGGAAGTAATTGGAACCGACGAATCATGCATGAGATTAACACGCCTGTGATACCACGCTCGCAGTTGCTTAACTTTTTACATGACTACTTGGAAGCCTGCTTTGAGGGCAGGGAAGTGACAGTGCTACCCAAGTACCAAGATGAAGTAGACCGTCTTTTGTGGTAACAAGATATCACACGCTTGCAATAAGACTCAGACGGTGTATAATGGTAGACCTAGTAAGTAGTAAGTGCTGTATTCATCCCGACATGGTGTCGGGATGAACTTTAATTAAGGAGAAGTAAATGTCAAACGCAAACGCTTATAATTTTGCAGTAAACCACCATGAAGCGGCTACTTTAGTACGAACAAATGGTAACAAAGTATCATATGTTTTTGAGGGTGAGCCTGGTGTCGGCAAGTCTAGTATCTTAAAGACGCTCGAGGCTCAGATGGGAACGAGTGGCTATGA